AACATTAGCTAGCAGATGTACTTGTACTGTTTTATTTACTTCTGGAACGGCTGGTTACATTTCAGGTGGAGGTTTGTCATAAATGTTCCTATTAATTAATAAACAAAGGAGGGATTAATTATGTCATCAATGATGTGTGGAATGTTGTTAGGTGCAGGTGTAGTTTCTAAGAAGACATACGTTGACGATGTATTCTCGACTTACCTCTGGAAAGGTAATGGTAACTCTGGAAGAACAATAACTAATAATATTGACGTTTCTGGCGAAGGAGCTTTGGTATGGATGAAGAGTAGAAGTACAGGTCATGTTAACGTCTTATTTGACACAGAAAGAGGTGCAAATCAACGCTTAAGGTCAGATAGTAGTTTAGCTCAAAATAATACTGATACTCTTCAACCTAGTTTTACATCGTCAGGTTTTACGGTAGGAAGTGGTAATGAAGTTAATGGTTCTGGTAATGACTACACCTCATGGACATTCCGCAAGGCACCTGGGTTCTTTGATATTGTTCAATATTCAGGAAATTCAGTAACTAACAGGCAGATTTCTCATAATTTAGGCTCAAATGTTGGTATGGTTATGATAAAATGCCTTGACAGTAGTGACGGATGGGCTGTTTGGCATCGTGATCTACCAAATACAACTGATTGGCTTGCATTAGAAGAGAATTGGGAAGCTGATAAATATCCAGACACTAACGGGAGTCTTTTTGGCACGTCACCTGCAAGAACAAGTACATATTTTACTGTTGGTTTTTCAGGTCGAACTAATCAAAACGGACAAAATTATATTGCGTATGTATTCGCAGGAGGTGAGTCCATAACCGATAAAGCAGTCGAATTTGACGGAACTAATGACTATTTAACTATTCCTGATAATGATGATTGGAATCTTGGTAATACTTTTACTCTTGAAGCTTGGGTTAATTTAGATGTTTTAAACGGTTATAACGTAATCATTTCTCAGAGTGGTTCTGGTGGTAACAGTTGGTATATGTCAGTTAATAGCAACGGATCTTGTCAGTTTTATGATTTTAATGGGGGAGAGCAAATAGATTCAGCATCAAGTGCAGTTAGTGCTAATACTTGGACTCATATTGCTATCGTTGCAAATTCTGGAACAGCTCAATGGTATGTTAATGGAACCGCAAGTGGTTCGTCTGGAAGCTTAAATGTAGCGGGTAATACTAGCAATGTTAATGTAGGAGCACAAAATGGTGGATTTAAGGTTAATGGAGAAATTTCAAACCTACGATTAACAAAAGGACAGGCACTTTATACCTCTAATTTTGCAGTTCCAGATCAAGAGTTAACTCGAACAAGTCAAGGTGCGATAAGTTCCAATGTAAAACTCTTATGTTGTAACGGTTCTAGTGCAACATCTTCGACTGTAACCCCTGACACGATTTCAGCTACTGGCAGTCCATCAGTAACAACGAATAATAGTATTTTCGATGATCCTGCTGCATTTACCTTTGGAGACTCAGGGGATCAAACCGTAATCAAGTGCGGTAGCTATGTTGGAGCAGGGGGCTGGACAACAGTTGATATAGGTTGGCAGCCACAATGGGTCATAGTTAAAAGAACTGATTCAGCTCAAAATTGGTTTATATGGGACACAATGCGTGGTTGGTTTAATGGATCAGCAGGTGATAAAGAACTTTACCCAAACTTAGTTAGTGCAGAATACACCTATGGAACTAATTTTCTAGAGCCTACATCAACAGGTTTTAGAGTCGATGCTGGATCTGGTATGACTTATGTTTTTGTAGCTCTAAGAAATAGCGATGGATACGTTGGCAAGCCTCCCGAACTTGGTACGGATGTATTTGCTATGGACGTTGGAGATCTAAACTCAACTGGACCTATCTTTGATTCTACTTTCCCTGTTGATTTCGCAACTCATAGAGATCTTAATTCATATTACAACTGGTTTACTGGAGCACGTCTTATGGGAGCAAAATATTTGAGAACAAATGGAAGCAATGCGGAGTCTTCTCAATCAACTATTGAGTGGGATTTCAATAATGGTTGGCAAGATGGATCTTATTTCCCTGCAACCAATCAATCATGGATGTGGAAGAGACACAAGGGGTTTGATGTGGTGGCTTATAACGGGACAGGTGCGACAGCTCAGTTTAATCACTCGTTATCTCAAACACCAGAAATGGTCTGGATTAAACCAAGAACACAAAGCATCGCTTGGACTGTTTTACATTCGGGCTTATCTTCAAACACTAAGAAATTGGAACTGGATAGCACGGCTACTGAATCTAATTTAGGTTTTACTTGGAGTCCTACATCTACACACTTCAACGTCAATAACGCTTGGGAATACAACAGATCGGGTTATCCTTATTTGGCTGTTTTGTTTTGCTCAGTTAGTGGCATCAGTAAGATAGGTAGTTTCACAGGAAACGGCTCTTCTGCTGGACCTACTATTACAACTGGGTTTTCTCCAAGATTTATCTTGCTGAAGAATGCTGATTCTTCTGGTACTGATTGGGTTGTGTTAGATACTCTTAGAGATTTAAGTTCTAGTGCCGATGAAAAAGTTATATATATGAATGATAATGATCCACAGTATACGCAAGGATGTGCAAATATTTCGCCAACTGGTTTTTCATTAGCGGATGGCAATAGTAGATTTAATGGGAATGGGGATAGGATGATTTACTACGCCCATGCTTAGTGGATAACTAGCAATATCAGTAAAATAAGACTAAGCTTGCATAACGTAAGCTGTGTCACACATGACGATCATTGACCAAAGAGAGCAAGCAAAACGATCAGTCAGGCAGCAGCAGAACCGCTGTGATTTTATTAATTATCTATATGACCGCTCTGGTCGTCATGATTTACCAAAAGGCCAACACCCCCATGCTGTTTTTACAGGGTTAGCAGAAGAGTTTGCTTT